AATGCTTTCATAATTATACGCTTTGTGAAATTGATAAGAAAAATGTATTTGCAGCGGTGCAAACTACTTGGATAAAGTTAACCGCACCCGAACTAGCACTATAACTACCAGCAATTGTTGTAACGGTGTTTGAACCCGTGTCGAAAGTTAAAGCGGAAGTTCCGCCCGAATCGGTAACAATAATGTCTTTTACATCACCTATTGATGCGTTTGTAAAGTTTAAATCTACCGTAATACTTGATGTCATTGTAAAAACCGCTGCGGTGTCAAAATCTACATCAACATCTGCGGCAGCGGTAAGTGAAGTTGAGCCACGTAAACTATCCCCCGTTCCACTTTGTCCGTAGATGTCAGCGGTCATTGAATTTATAGAAATCATGGAATCACGAAGGGTTGTTCCAGTACCGTCATTGGGAGATGAACCTACGCCTATGTTTATTCTTGCCATTTTTTATTTTTTTTATTTTTATATTCTCGTTTGGTCAACCGTTATTGAAGTGCTATCAACACTAAAACTTGTGCTATCACATGACAATTCTAATATATCTTCCGTCCAACAAAGTGGTGCGGAAAACACGGGAATTGCATCTGTTGTGTTTGCGGTATCACCCCAATAAGACGAACAGTATATTTTTCCCCAATTAATTGTATTTGCCATATATTAATAATACTTTTTTTTGGTTTTTGTTATATATGATTTTTTTAAATATTGTTTTAACCTTTGTATGTTGACCTTTTTTGGTTTATAATCGTTTTTTACAAAACCCATCCTTCAAAATTTGCGTTTTTATCAGGGTAAACATCGTCATTTGAATTTGAAAAGTATTCGGGATATTTACCGCTAGCGTTAAATGACATGTAATCTATAAATCTATCAGTATAATACTGTGCTATGTTTCTTTCTTTTTCTATTAGAAAGTCCACTTCTTCCTTATCTACATTAGATGCGTTTTCGCTACCATGTTTAAATACACCTTTGTTTGCTATTGTATAAGCGGCAAAAGGCAAATATTCAACCATTGCCCAATGTATGACCATAGGTTTGATATAGTCGGTAACAAGTGTTAAGTAATCACCCGCTAAAGTACCAGCTTCTATATCGTCTTGTATTTTGTTGAATAAGTCCGTGCCTAAATAATTTCTTATGTGGATATCTTGAGATATCTTAATATATTGCAAAAACTTGTCACTATCCACCGAACCGTTTACGGAAGTGAATTTAACTAAATCTTTTCTTGTTATAAATAATCCCTCTGCCATTTCTTACTTATTTACGAATCCACGATTAGCCATGTCTTTTGGTTTTATTGAAACCTTGGACGGTTCTTTAGCCTTACTTGGTGCTTTTATACCTTCTTTTGCTCTTTGTTGTTTATATATTGGTTTTGTTTTTGGACTATTAACATCGGGTTTTACACCGTCTTTTGCTAAGTAAGTCTTTCGCATCCAATAATGATGGCATCCACCGCCGCCTTTATATAGCCAAATAGAATAAGTGTCAGCACCACCCTTACCCCAACCAGCGTTAACTGCTCTTTCGCCCATAGACAAAATATCTTCTTTGCGGTAAATTTTTCTTGCGGCTACCATTTTACGACAAAACTCCCTTGAATTGTTACTAACCGCTAAAGGTGCGTATTGGTAACGGACTATAAATCTTTTTTCGCTTTTGGTTTCACCATCTAAATCGGACTTTGCATTAGGTCTAGCAGTTCCCGTACTTGCCAAACCAATCATTTTATCCAACGCTTCTTCTTGTTCATAATCAACCGCACGTTCATCTACAAGTTCCCACTCATCAAGGTTTTCTTCTTCACCAAATTCATCTATCAAGTCAAACATTTTGTTGTCGTCAAATTCAGGTGCTTGTGAAGCCATTTTAACGCCCGTTTCTTCCTCTCTCGCTTCGTCAGTAATTGCATTGTCCGTTTCGATAAATTCAAGCGGTTGTAGGGTCTTAAAATAAAGTTTTAATGCAATACCATTAACCGCCAAAATATCGTCCATTGCATCGGTAATTAAATCTTGGTAAGGTTTTATGGTTGTGTTGTGAAATAGTAAGGAAGCGGTTTTTATTTCGTCCGCATTATTTCCTAGTCCATTATTACCGTCCCTTATACCTAAAAGTAAAGGTGATGTAATTCTATGTGCTACCATCAACTTACCAATACATTCATTAGATAAGTATTCATAATGTTGCGGGGCATCGGTAAGTGGGATGTCGTCAACCGTTGTTTTACTTTCAGCGTTATTATTAAACGCTATAATTACTTTTTCGCCCCTCGCACCCGTAAGCTTACGCATTACATCGGATTTAATTTGTAATTGTTTTTCACGGTCAGGAACACCGTTGTTGAAGTTTACTACTTTAGTACCGCTAAATCCATTTTGAACGTCATTAATTAAGTAATCGGCAACTTCGCTTTCAAGTTCAGCATAGGCAAGACCACCCATATAGTCAGGTGGACAATAATAGTCATAACCCGTTAAGTATCTTTTTATTATTTTAATTTCAGGTTCGCTACCGTTACCATATCCAAATGCGGCTATTCTTTTTGGTTTGTCTTTTGGCTTAATTTTACTCCAATCGTGATAATAATAGTATGCTTCGATTTCACCATCTTCATTTGTTTTTTCGGCACGTAATGTTTGACGTGGGAAATGTTCAGCCTTAGCCACCCTACCGTCTTTGTAAATAACTTGAAAACTAGCTTCGCCTATTAGTTTTAAATCAAAGGCTATCTTTCTAAGACATGTATTGTTAAATATTGCTTTAAGTGCCGCATACTCTTCGGTTTTGGTAGAACTATCTAAAGCATCTAATCCTTTACCGTAAATCATTTGACTTACACCGTTTATAATTGCGTTGTTAGTTGTAGATTCAACGTAAAGGTCTATCAAATAAGAATAGAAATCGTTATTTTGCCCATAATTTACCCAATCCCTTTGTTTATCTTCTTTGATTTTAGGTTTGTTATATGACGATAAATTTACTATATGTAAGTTGTCCATTATATAAATATAAATTCATTTGTCGAACTTTGTTCGGTGTATTGACTATTGTTAACCGTGTAATCGGCAATAGTTTGATTCGTGCAAAAAATCTTGTCTTTAAATATTACGTCAGTACCCGATTTAATCGTTACCATGTAAAAGTTGTCTTTTTTAACCGCAAATATAGCATTTAGTCTATTGAAATATAAGTTTTCCGTAATTGATGTAACATCTTGGTTGTATATTTCCGTGTTGGTTTGTTCGTTTACTATTGTAACATTATATGTATTACCGCTTGTAAAACTTCGTGGAATAAAATCTAAGTTTTGAGCCGAAGAACTTTCTTGTAATATTATCATATATATACAATAAAAAAACTTAAATTTTGTTATTTATAAATCAAAAAAAAGGGCAGCAAATGCCACCCTTCCCAATCAATCAACATTACTAATTACGAATTAGTCCCCTCTGTTACTGTTACCGTTGCACTTGACATACCCGCAAATGGGTCGGCAGCGGTTGGTGATGAAACAAAGTTAGCGGGCAAAACTTCTTGTGCGGATAGTGTTAATGTATAACCTGAAAGTTCCGCAAGTCCAGAACCCGTCACAATAGTTCCACCCGAAACCTCTGCCCCGTGTTCTAATCCCATGACAAAAACATTACCGTTGTAATCTTCAACCGCAACGTGTGGTCTGCCATAAGCTAATAACTTTAATTCTTTATTGTCCTCTTTACTTAGTTTTTTAAGGGTTAGATTTAAAGTTTGTTCAAAAAACGTTGTCCCGTTTTCCCTTGATGAAGTAATAGTTTGTTCAAAACTACTATTCCCTTTTAGTTCATATTCAAAGGCAGTAAAAGTTCCACTCATGTCGGTAATTTCGTCATTAGTTTGTGTTACCGTTCCGTAACCGCCAAAGTCAGTAAAATAAACTTTTCTAATGCCACCAACTACGTCCTTACATGGTTCTTTTCTACCCGCTGTTAAATTACAAGCCATATCTTATTATATTAAAAAAGGGTAGGCAGATATAAAACCACCCACCCTTTATTGTTAGTTAATCAGTTCTTAGTTAGCGGAGTTTGTAATACCGTATGTTACAATATCTTCAATGATACCGTATTGTACACCAGCACTAAATCTCATGATAACTCTTACATTTGAAGAACCATCAAGGTCTGCCATGTCTAAAACTTTTACTTCGTTGTGGTCAGCTAAAAGACCCGTTCCAAAGAATAAGTTAGATTTTTCGGCAGCTATCGCTTTGTTATCCGCAAGACCGTTAGCAACAAAAATGTTAACGCCATCAAATGACAAGCTTCCATTATTCCACCATTGAGTACCTTGGTTGTTAGTACCCGCAGCACCTAGACCACTAGCACCAAATCCGCCTAATGCTCTAACATAAGCTCTAGCAATATTTTGAGAAACATAGATAAATAAATCTTCACTTCCGTAAAGTGCGGAAGGAATCGCATCAACGATTGAACCAAGTTGTGCAATAACATTTGATGAATCTACCGTAGTACCAGCAACTTCTTGTGCCGATGGAAGGTTAGCATCTAATGAAACTAATTTTGTCAATCCGTCAAATTGTCCATTGTTACTTGTGTTTCCGTCCCAAATGTTTTGTTCAGTTTTTTGTGCAACTTTTGAAGCAACATGTGCAATTAAAAAGTCACTAAAACTAGGTGGCAAATCGTGATGTGCCGATAGTCCCATTTGTATTGCTTCCCAATCCGATACAAAGTCTTTCTTACATAGTTGTAAATTGACTTGTTGGAATTCAGGTTGTAATACTTGTTCAGTAAGTGTAATTGTTGAAGTAGCATCGAAGTCACAAGTTGCATCTTTTACAATGTCATTAGTAGCAACTTTTTTGATTACTTCTTTAAATTTAACGTTAGGTTTTACAGTTATCCCACCGTTTTCAATAGTTGCACCCGAAAGCAAAGCGGCAGAAATATACTCCCCCGCAAACTCACCAGCGTAACTTGTTGTAATACTTGTTGTAGTAGCCATTTTTTATTTATTTTTTAATATTAGCAATTTTAGAAAATACCCTATCCATTGTTGTTTGCGGTCTTTTCTGTCCGTATAATTTCATTTGTTTTTTTGGTTCAGCTTCGGGGTTGTGTTTTACTTTTTCTAGTTCAACCTTTTCCTCAACCTTTGAAAGTTCTTCTTTGTCGGTTTCTTCTTTTAGTTCTTCTTTTACTTCTTCTTGAACTTCTTCCGACATTTTTTCTTTCTTTTCAATCATTGCTTTGATTTCCTCAACCATAGATTTAACCTCTGCAAGTTCTTCTTTAGTAGCGTAAGCCATTTCTTTTTTCTCTTCTTCTTCAAGATTTTCTTCCTTTGACGCTTCTTCTTCGGTTGGTTTTTCCTCTAGTTTTCCGATTGATGCAATAATGCCTTCTTCTTTTACTAAAAGTGTTTCGCCATCCTCTAAAGTATATTCGCCAACAGGCAATGCCACTTTTTCATCGTCTGTTACAATAAACACTTCACTACCCGCAGCGAAATCCTCACTTTCTATAACAGCACCGTTTTCCAAAGTAGCTTGTGCTAATCTAACTTCTTCGGATGCTTCCACCCCAACAAGTTCTTTTACTTTGTTTAACATATCTGTTGCTTTCATAAAATTAATTTATATATATACAATAATTATTAATATTTTTTGTTGTGTTTTTAAATGTCTAAAACTTCTTGAATAACCCCATCTTCAATTCTAACTTGTTTAGGATTGTTAAAACTTGTGTAATATCCGTCCGCTAGTTTTTGGTTTAGTAAAGTTTCATCGCTTACAGGAATACTTGCAAGTAAGTTTGTGTAAACTGCTATTCCAATACTATTGGTTGAATCATACAAACCAAAATTATTAGCAGAATTATTTGTGTTATTTGTATAATATACGATAGGAATATCTGTCGTACCTGTTTGAAGTGTTGTAAATGGTGTTGCCGAAAAATATCGTATATCGTTTCCACCATGGCTCATTACCGCACCAATTAGTGCTAAAGCCGCATCTTCGGTTTCATTCATTGCAAGACCCGTAGCATCACCATCGACTACTTCGGGTTTACTAAAAGATGAAATAGTTATACCTAAGGATTGTCCTAGTTCTCCCCTTATACCTTTTAGGTCTATAAAATCTCCCGCAGTATTGTAAGCAAATCTATAAATAACTATTCCCGTAGGATAACCCGTAAACTGATATTTAAATGGATTACTTGTAACGGGATTTGATAATGTTGCTATTGGTTGTGTTGCGGTTGTTGTACAAGCTAGTGTTGCACCCGCATTTGTGTAACCCGATGGGACGGTTATATTTACATTTAATGTTCTTGTGGTTTCGGTACTGACTAAAGCAAAACTTAATGGTGTTGTGCTAGATATAGTTCCAATGTCGATAGTGGGTTGTGTAATTACGCCCGCTTGTGAAACCGCAAAACCTGTAAAAGTAATATCCGAACATGAAAGGGCAACCGATACATTTGCGGGTTGTGTAATTGTTTCGGTTTTACTTACCGTGTCGCCTTTGTTTGAAAATTTAACTTCTTCCGAATCAACAACAACACTTTCGGGTACTACTAAACTAGAAGTTATAGACCTTGGGGTGTCTGTTACTACGGGTGCAAATGATGTTGGTGTTACCGTAACCGTCCCTAAATCAGCACCTTTATAATTAGCGGTAGGTGTTGAAACCGCACCACCTTGTGCGATACTTAAACTTGCAATGGTAACCAAACTTTGATTTAAAGCTAATCCCGTTATATTCCCAATCCCTTGTGAACGATAATCGTCATCGCAACATTCCCTAGAATATGTGTTAGTGTCCCAGCATAAGCAACCCCTACTATCGTCTTGTGGTACGGGATATTTTTCTGTATAATCTCTCATTTAGGCGATTTAGGATGTTTAGCGGGAAGTAAATCATAATCTCCCGTATATTTAGGGTTTTGTGGTCGTCCGTTTTTTACTAAATATAAAAATGCGTTAACCCGTGCAAATGCCCATTGTGAAGGGTTGTTTACCCTTGGTGAATGTGAAACGTTAAATGCACCCAAACCTCTTTGAAATACAGCTTTTAGTTTTCCAACCGTTACTCCATAACCAAGTTTATCTTTATACCTTTCGTTAAATTCATCACTCTTTTTTTGTAATGTGGCTTCGTCAGCTTTTGATACTTTTGCACCACGACTTGTTGAAGCATCACCTTTTGCAGTTCCCTTACCTTTTGGGTTTTTATTTGGCGTTCCCGATTTAGGTGCTTTTGGACTTTTTCTTATACCACCTCTTTCTCCAACTTCCGCAAGTTCTTCTTCGGTCATTTTTACACATTGTCCACGTTTATTTTTTTTAAAACCTTTTGGGCATTTTGTCTTATACATTTCATCTTTGATATGCTTTTCACATGGCATAAACCATGTTTTTTCATTTCCTTGTAAATCTTCAAAAACGTGTGTATGAAAACCTTGGCAACCAATATTTTTTGCCATTTCTTCGGCTTTTTCTTGCGTTGAATATGCAAGCCTGTCGTCTATAATTGCAAAATCTTTATCAATGACTTGTGACATTAATTTTTCTAAATCTTTTACTTTTGACCCAGCCCATCTTAGACCAGCTTTTCCGCCCCACATCAAATAAGAAATTGTGCCACATGCTTCCGTATTACCTTTATCGTAGTATTCACCCGCCCTTGATAAATAACTAAACATTCTTTTAACGGTTTCAATACTTATTGGCTTTCCTTGTGCTAATTGTGATGCTCTTACCTTTCCTACTTGCGTTGCACATTTGTTGTTTACTTTCTTATTAAGTTCAATACCTCTTTTAGCGTTATTCTTAACCGCATCGGGATAGTCGGTATAGGTTTCCATTTCAACCCTTTTTTCGCCTTTTACCCTTTTGTCTTTTTTTATAATTGCCCTTATTTCTCTTAATAGGTATTCGGCTTCTTCTTCTTCGATTTTTGCAAGTTCATCTTTAATGGATTTATCTTTTGGTCTTTCTAATTTATCAACGAAAAATCCTTCAATTGAAAAACCTTTAACTTTGCCCGTCTTAACGTAGTTTTCCCATATATCGTCATTTAATACTTTCATTGAAACCATCCAAGTCCCAACGGGTACTTCTAAATCATAATGCCTTGACTTATCTTTTTCGCTTTCTACTATCCAACTTTCAACACATGATAAACCCGTTAGTGGCATATTATGTTCTAGTGTTGAATTGTTTTGGTTGCCTTTTATAAAAAATAATTCGCTTGCCTTTCTAACTGTCGCCTTAGAGAAATAAATATAATATTCCTTATCGTCACTTTTACGATAAATTGGTTTATTAGGGACTAAAGCCGCACCCATTAAAATACGCTTTTCCTTATCTATTTCCGCAAGTTTAAATTCTTGGTTTTTAAGTGCAATAAAATCTTCTTCGATGGCTGGTGATTCGACTACGCTTATA